TTTCTCTGTGCAGTCCGGAGGAATATGAGCAAGCATAGACAAGCTAACTTGCTCCTGCAAAAGAGCCTCGATACCACTACACTCCATGCCCACTGGCTCCGGTACGCTTTGGACGAAAAAATGTTTCATTCAAAGGCATTGTACAGTTAATAACGGCAGCACAAGCAGGACATGGCAGGACCATTCTGATATCAGGACCACACACATTATCATCTACACAGTCCAGCATGGCATAAACGTCTCTGCTTGGCAACTGCTCCAGGAACACGAGTAACTGACCCGTTTGGCCCGCTACAGTCTTACCATCTACCTCTATAACATGCCTCGATAGCCTGTAAGTAAGAGAAGGATCGCCAGCATGAAGCTTGGCAACAGCGGGTAGCCTGGAATACCGCTCAATCTCTCTCTCATCAGAGACCCGCAGAGATCGCAGACCAAGAGTATTGCCAGCTACAGGAAGCTCCACGTAAAAAGGCTCTGTATGATCATCACACAAAACCTTTACATTTACCTCTCCAGGGATCTGGACGGAGTGAGGAAACTGTTGCCCACAAGCAGAGCAACCAAGTGAAACTTCATAGTCAGAACCGTAGGAAATATTCCTTACCTCAAACAGTAAGAAAACCTGGTCCCCCACAAGCAAGCTGTCGTAGGGAATAGGCAAGTTTTCTACACATGCCTGAATGATCCTGTCTACCTTCTGGTTTCTTCCAATGGTTGGATCGGCTAATATCTTCTCTTCTCTCAGAGTCATACTACGAACAGAAAGCCGGCCTCCGGGCATAGCCGTGCCATAAAGCAGTCCACGGCTAGGCAGAACAGTCTCTTTGCTCAAAGAGATCTTCGGCTTGAACTCAAGACCTTGACCGGCTCCCTGTTGCTTTCTAGCTTCTGCAACAGCCTCTACCGCTTCAGACGCAACACCATTAGCCATACCAAAACACTCCTAGAAAGTAAAGATTAGACGTAGGTACCTGATCCCAAAGAAGCCTCATCATCAACCGTTCCAGTGACCCGCTCGATACGGTCAACCTTGAAAGTCACCTCAATAATGTTTGGCTCGGACGCAGTCATGTTGCCTCGACCATATCTAACGGTCATCGGCCACATTCCGTGCATAAGGAAACGCCGTCCAGGAGGCTGGCTCCCCATAGGATCCAACCACCAGATAGATCCAGTACTCTTGTACATGAAAGCATAGCCAATGGCTCCGGGCTCAAGCTGCTTACCACCACCAGAGTTACCAAAAGCATTGGGGCCTGGATTGTAAACCAGCCGTCTCCAGTCATAGATATATCCTGCTGTATCCACATCAATATAGTCAACACAGGTCAGGGTTTCCTCACCGAAAGTGGTCCTACCAGCTACATACCGGACTTCATTACCGTACTGTAGCTCAATAGCATCTGTCCTTTCCTCCGGCATAGGAAACTCTCTGACAGACAGGGCAATAATCCGCTCTGCCCCGGCGTCAATAGTACCATCTACCTGAGTACCAGGAACACCCACCTCCAGAACAAAGTTACTAACTCTCTGCGGCTCGAAGGTAGGCTTGTTAACACCCCCTGGAGCAATGTGGTTAGCAGAGATACCGTACAGTTCATTGTTAACAGCCATTGTAGGGCTCCTTTAGTTAGCCTGAGAAATCTCTTCAAAGGTGGCACCAGTAGGCAGCAAAATGAAATCAATGGAAATGATCTCTGCTGTCTTCGTGGGCTTCAGAAGGATCTTGGCTCGCATTTCGTTTCTAGCAATCACCGCTGCCGTATTCGTTGTAGCATCACAAATAATGCGGAAATCATAAACTGCCCTACGGTTCTTATATTCCTCCATTGTAGGCTTGACCATACGAACAAACCTACTCCAGGTAAACCTGTCGTTGGGCTCCATAATAAGATTTCTAGCAACGTAAACCACAACCTGACGCAAGGACAGCAACATTCTCCTTACGTTTACTCTGTCCAGAGCAGTAGCACTTCTGGAAAGGGTCCTCTGGCCCCAGAGACAGAAAGGAGCGTTGTAGAACGGCTTGCAGATAGGGTTTACTGCATTTCCGTTAGCATACATGTAGTCACGCTCACCTTGAGTAGCACTATGCTCAACAGCCTTGATATCATTGAAAGCAGCCCTGGTCATTCCAGCGGGAGCAGACCATGGGTTTGCCACGTAGTCAGTATTGGCAATGGCATAAGCAACGTGCCCACTAGGAGGGATCCAAACATCTGTGTTGTTGTAGCTGTCAAAAACCTGGACCCACGAGTAGGTAAGCATAGCATAAGATGAGTCGATAGCGGCAGTAGGTGCCCCAGCCAGTCCACTGGTACCATTATGCCAAGCTACCACCCCAGACACAGACAGGCCATAAGGAGCATCAATCAGAGCCAAGCAGTCCTTTCGGGTAGTGCTGGCTAGTGTAATCAACGCTGTTATGATCGTGTCACTGACAAACCCTGGAGCAGCCACAATATCAATTTGAATAGTATCTGGGTTGTCAAAGCAGTGTAGACCCGTGCTGGGCACAGTAGGAGGAGTCCCATACGCCCCCACCACGTCCGCATCGGTCACAGGGGTACCGTTATCCCCGCCTGTCAGCGTGACTGTTCCTGCGGTAAGAGCAGCCCCCACACCAGCGTCAGTTACACTGATATAGTCAGACAGGCCATTGATTCTGGTCTCAATATAGTTGTCATGGCTTGCACTTGCCGTACCCACCCTTACCAGATCATAAACCTCTACAGGAAAACCATTATACTGAACCGTGATCTTATAAGTACCGGCATCTGTGCCACTACCAAGAACAACAGTAACATTATCTCCCCAAGTACCTGGGGTATTAGCGGTAATAGTAAGAGATCCGCCACCAGCCTTTACAGAGGCAATCTCAGACGAGGCGTAGTAGTCTCCAGCTACTCTTACAAACCAAAGCTGCCTACCTGCTCTCAGGTATCTCTCAGCAGCATACAAACCATAGTGGGTTCCACTAGGAGGGCCAAATGTATCCACCAGACTACCCATATCTGTAATGAGGGTAGCAGTATCAACAGGGCCTCTAGTTGCAGTCCCAACCATCCCAAACCGGCTGGTAGACATAGCCGGGGCATAATCAGAGAAATCAATTTCTCTGGTCTGAATGCCTGGGCTTACAAGTACAGCCATTTCCACTCTCCTAATCTAAACTTAGTCCTCTAGGACACCAATTACTCTAACCGTATCCAACAGATCTGTTCCGGTTTCTAGCGGCTGGTCGTCGTCAGTATCCCAAATCTCAGTAATAACAGTTTCAACAACACCATATTGTTCAGGAACATAGTCTTTCCAAGCCGCCACTTCATACGTATGTGACCGTCTTAGCACCCGCTGATTTCTGCCTGGCTCCTTTTCAGAAGTTTCGTTAATCCCTCTCAACAGTGTGAGGGCATAAAGTTGTGTTGTCCCGCTCAAATCATGGGTAGGAATAACAGGATGGTCCACCGTAAGATAAATCTCGTCTGCTCTTTGTCTAAGAGCCAGTTGGTTGCCCAGAGCATCCAGATCTTTCAGATTCCTTGCCCACAAATCTATTTGATAGGTAATGTTATAAGGAGCAGGACGCTTCATCCCATACCACTCTGTCAGGTCACTATTTGCAGCTACCCTGTACATATAGCTGTTGTTGAACCTCTGCGGGTCATATGCCTCACTCACCCTGTTTATTGACGCGAAGGGCAGGGGTATCGTCTTCGGAGTGGTCCCCGACCTTGCAGTGAGCAACCTGCTCATTTGTGAATTGTGAACAAACACACCTGCAGACAAAGCAAAGTTATGATATGTATCCACCTCAAAATCAAAAACATCACAGGATCCAGCAGATTCTACAGACAAGACCTTATGGTTAACCCTAGCATATTTTCTCTCTCTCCAATCTAACCCAGCTTTTTCGAGCCTGCTTTGTATCACTCTGTAATCACATTTGTGTTTTCTAATTCCAAAAGGCTTCTTTCTGTACAGTGGCATTAGAGAATCGCCTGAGGATAAATCGCCTGCCCTTCTATAACTACCATCTCTAAGCATGAAAAGATGATCAGCAGTACAACGAACAACCTTCCCGTTGTCCAGCCGAACTTTTACGCAAGAAACTTTAGTCCCTGTCTTCCTAGCAGAATGGGCCTTACCCGGAGCCAGGCGACCATCAGCAGTCGTGGAGTAAACCCAAAAAGATTGTTCCTTAAACTCAATTGCAATCTGCTTCATTGTTAGCGTTCTGCCATCTAACAAAGGAACCTCAGTATCTCCAGCCAGACAAAACGCCCGTTCTGGGGTAGCAAAAACGCACAGCAACGGCCTGTCGTGGTGCTGTAAGGAATGAACCCACGAGACGAAAGCTTTATCATAGTTTCCATAGATTTGAACCGATGTCGTAGCTGGCATACTCTACACCCTCTGCTGGGTCAAGAAACCCCTGCATTACGCTCATAATCATTGAGCCCATGCTTACAGGCTCTCTTAAGAGAACCGATCTTACGGTCTGCTCCAACGCTTCTGACTGCCTCAGCAACCGTCTCGTCCAGCGTAAATCCGACTCCTCCTCCAAGATGGCAGAAAGCTCTTGTCGGAGAACCCTCACACACCATAAGCAACACATCAAATTGGGACATGGCACCATCAGCTTTGGAAGAATTTTCCGTCCGTAAGGACCTCGCACAGACACCAAATGCTTTGCCATCATACATAGCCATTTGTTGCTGGCCTCCAAAATGGTGGGTGTCAAACGTCTAGTTGCTAAGCTTGCTTCGGGCATGGCTTTCGATAGCGGCTATCAGAGTCCTCAACGGGGCTCTTATGCCAGAAAGAGAAACAGATCCATACTCCAACGCATAAAGCAACTCACCTGAGACACCACTGGCTGCCAGCTTTTCCTCATTGGGCTCTATCACCACTGAGGCCCCTGTTTTGTCAGGAACCACAGAAACCTTATAGCCTGCTATTATTGCTTCGGCTAACTTGCTTGGTGCTGACAGGATAGGACCGTAATATTGTATTTCTTCATCTGTGTAGGTATTCAGCACCGCTCGTCTAACTTCTAGCTCAAAGCGACGTTGCACCTCGTCAACAAGCTTGTCTGCAACGGCTGTAGAAACCCGCTGGCTAAAAGAGTCTCGGCGGCTTTGGTTCTTAAAATCATCTAACTCAATACTTACACGAATCACTGACTTGTACTTTTCAGATGAGTGGTACTTAGGCTAGCTGTACTTAGTAGCTTATCACTCTCTATCTATATAAAGGAGGAAAAGCCTCCTTTTTTCTCTGCTTCAAAGTTTTTATATCCCTGCGTATAGCTCGGCTCGCGGACGAACCTTCTCTGCTGAGGCAAAATAATAGATGGGTATGTCTGTATTTCCGAAAGGAGGGCCCCTCCAAATCTCCTTAACGTCATACTCAAGTGTACTGTAAACAAACCTGTCCCCTATGGAACAGACCAGCACAATAGCCCCCGTCTCTTTGTCCATGGTAGCAAGGCCAGACGTAACGAGATCGGGAACGGCTATCTGTAAAGTCACATCTCTGATCTGTTCCAGACCAAAGCGGGTCAGTGGATAAGACTCTTCCTCAGGCACAAAATAAGCCCGTAAGTTGATCCCCGTAGCCCACTCCTTCTCAACCTCATCTACTTCAAGGTGGGTAGGGTCTAACTCAGCGTCAGGTGTAGCCAGCACCCTCCAGGAAACCACTGGGAAGTGCAACCGTGTATAGTCAGACAGGATCCTAAAGATCCCTCTGTTCAGGTCTACTATGTGTGTGGGAAATCTGGTTTGCATTTTTACCTGCCATAGATAATCGGAGTCACCAACGCAGCCTCTCTCTCCAGGATGTCCTCCGTCTTGGCAAGGGCCTCCGTAGCCTCAGCCTCCAGCCTGTCGGCATCAGTAGCTAGTGTCCCGCCAGGGGCAGGAATGGTGCCAGCAAACTTCCCCCGGACCTTGGACAAGATTCGCTTGCTGTAAGCAGTTACTGAATCCAGGAAAATCCTTCGGTAGCCCTTAAACCCCTCTTCAAAAACCTCAACATCAACCAGATCCTTCACCACCACAATATGAAGGTCCCACGGACCTCCATGACAGTCAACGTAAAGCCGCCTATTAAACTCGTCATAAACCCAGTCGGGCTCTACGCCACGAATGTACTGGAACTGCTCATAAAAGGTCCTGAGCATATACCAGTCACCAATTGGAAGTTGGGGATAGACCAGCCTGTAGAGCAGGTCAAAGATGTTAAGCTGAGAGTAAACTCTGCTACTCTCAGGGAACAAAGCCCTGACCTCGCAGACCCCCCTGACATCGGCCTCCATATCAAGAACATAAGAATCGGCACAGCTATAATAAGCCCTGTGCTGCATCTCCCCAAGATACTGATTGAACAGCATCAATGTATCGTCTATGGCCTGATCCAGATGGGAGTCCTCTAGCTCTATATCCACCAGAGGCCAGCCAAGGGACTGCTTTACATAGTCAACTATACTGTCTCTAGTAAGGTTCACCTATTCCACCCTTCCCTCCCAGTCCTTAAGCTCTTCCTTAGTCTCTCTACGGAATCGCTTACGATAGCGTTTCTTTTGTAGTTTAATCACATCAGGACCAGGACCATCAATCTGCCTGGCTTTGTTGGAAAAGATATCACCCTCATCCCATGAGGGTTTAATCTTCTTCTCTCTGTTCATCCCATCTCTTACCAAAGAAGTTAGAGGTTAACACTAATCACTCAAACCAATAAGCTTTGTTGCCTCAGCCTGGATCTCAGCAGTCTTGTCAGGTGGCTCAACCGTTACCCGCTCCAGTTCCCAAGGGTAGGTACCACTATCCCTACTCAACACTCCTGCCTCCACAATATCAAGCAGGAAAGAGTCACCCTCATACAGAGAGGTGATTCCCCACTGCCAGGGCAGGCCAGCAGGCCCTACCTCTCTCCAGAACAGTCCTTCTCCTACAGGATGCTTCATAAGGACACGCTTCCTGTTTTCGTTGTCTTTGAAACTGAAGGTAGCAATCCAGTCAGAACTACTCTCTAGCTCCTCCAGATTAGCAACAGGCATTTACCTACTCCTTGCGACCGTGCTTTACGGTAATGTGTCTTCTCAACCCAGGCTCTGACCCAAACGACCTGCCACAGGTATCACAGGCAAAGCCTTTACTTGTCGTAACTGCAACCCCGTCATCTTCCTTCAGGCCACCTAGCGGCACCACTCTCCCAGACTCTTTTGCTGGGACAGGAGAACCGGGCTCCCCATAGTCAGGCTCGTCGGCATCGCCAGTATGGAAGTCAACATCAGTATCAACCACGGGTCTAGCGACCTCTTCCGCAGCAGCCTCGATGATGTCAGGCTTGGAAGCTACCGTGATAGGCTTGATCAGAGGCTCGCCACCCATTTGGTGATAAGAAGACAGGTGCATTTTGAAAGCTCTCAAGCTACCAGTCCTGAATGTAGCACAATGCTTACAGACATAAATGCCCATCTTCTTTACGTAATCTATGGTTTCCTCAGAAGTAGCCTTTACCACATCAATTGGAGCCTTGAGTGGGATAACAGGGACCTCTGCTTTAGCAGGAGGCTCAGCCTCTTTAGTCTTCAACCACCAAAGCTCATCTTTCTTGTCCAGGGTAACAGCCTCAGAATTCTCGTAGCCCTGCTCACCAGGATTAATGGGCTCTCTGCTAAGATTTCGCTTGCCTACAAATTGACCATACCATGGATCGGTAGCCCATTGACCAGGGCCAAACGTAATGTTGATTCCTCTTTTACCAGGAACCCCCACAGGAAAACTATTGCGGTTTATAAACTTGTATCTAGGCTTGGCGGGCATCAAAGAACTCCTGTAGCTCTAAACAAAGGGTTGGTATCTTTTCATTAGCACGTAACCCAAAATGAAATAGCTCTCCGGCCCGTGCAGGCCATCTAAAACGAGCAGTGCCGGAGAGCTATCTTAACCAGCAAAAACACTAACTACCTTACAGGCCAGCAGGAACCGGAGGCTCACTAGGAGTAGTCTCTGGGAAGTCCGAAGGCTCGTGCTGTGCAGCGTACTCCATCTCGTTCTCAATACGGGTAAGCCCGTCTTCAAGACGCTGTTGGTCAAACCTAAGTACACCCATCACCAACCTTGAACTTTGACAGCGACTCATCTCAATCCTATAAGCCCGCATCTGCCTTAGGATCTGTCTGATATCTCCATTCTCAATATCAGTAATCTCTGGCATCTGGGCATACGGAGGAGGCACTGTATCAGCTACTCGGCCATGTGTCTCAGGAACGTCCGGAATTGGTCTCTGAATAATGAAATGAAGAAACGCTCTGAAATCAGCCAAATAATCTACCTGTCTAGCAGCATCTGGATCGATCAGGCCACCATTGATACTTGCCGACTGAGAACAAGCAAGCTCCTGGGCCCAGCGGTCAAGCTTCTCAATGACCCGCATGAGATCGATATTTGCACACTCTGTTGAACACTGGCTCCCGTAAGGAGCATCCATCACAAGTCCGCCAACAACAGGTTCGCCATTAGGCATAGTCGTAACTCCTTGTTACTTTTGGAGTACTCATCTTCTAGTACTCACTGAAAACGAACACACACATAGTTGCCCTAAATGGGCTGTTAATAAGCAGCCTCCTGTGTAAAAGAAACAAGATCTACAAGCTTCATCACAACCTCAAAAGAAAAGGGGTGTGTCCTGGGGAGCCCGAAGGCCCCCCAGGACTGGAGAACACCACAACTTATCCGAAGGCACCACCAGACTGGGTTACGCTACCAGTAGCGTAGAAGTTGCTGTTAACAACCTTCAGACCAGTTCTCTGCATCATACCCTTACGACCAATAAAGTCTTCGAGGACGATTGTAGGCGTGGTATATAGCATCAGGTAAGGAGCCCAGATGTATCCAGTGTCAAGGAAGCTGCCACCCTTGTAGCCCATCAAGAACTCATCAGTCGGGTAGGTAGGATCCTTGTAAACACTGTATTCACCCAGCGTACCGATTCGTCTCACACCAGCCACAGAAGTCCCAGCACCAGACTGAGGGGTGAACCTGCTCAACGCCTCGATGACGTTGCAGACCTCTACACCAGCCACCAGCCAGTTGCCGTTCATTCTCTGGGTAGCAGAGAAGATATCGTTACTCAACATGATAAGGGTGTCATAGAAGGACTCTTTGTGCAGAATCCACTGGACACCAGCGGGAGGAGTACGATCCCAGATACGATTGCCGGCATTAGCAATGCTGCGAATATGCCTAATCACCTGGTAATTGATCTCCTTGGCGATCTGATTCGTCATAAACCCAACGACCTCTACCTCAGCATTCATGCCGTGGTAAGCCTGGAGGTCCTGCTGGGCCTCAATGCTCCAACGAGCAATCAGCTTACGGGGACGAGCAGTCACGGGAGCGCTCGTCAGCATAATGTCCATCTCAGGCAGATTGGCATTGGCTTCCATGTTGTACTCATAGGTAGCCACTACTGCATCGCCATTATCAATGGCCGCTGAGAAAGTGACATCATAGGCACCAGTTGCGTAGTTAATGGTGTTGTTACCCAGGGCGTTAACGTCGCCTACCAGGTTACCATTACCATCATCTACAGCATGCAGTGTGCCATCATTGATGTCCACAGTACCTGGGCGTACAGGGGTGTAGCTCAGGTTACCCACAAAGTTTGTCGTCACTCCATCACCGGTTGCCAGGGGCTCTTCCTCTACAACCTCGTCGGTGTAGTGGTAGTCGCTGGCAGGACCAGTCCTGGCATCAAACACTCTACGACCACGGTTAACGGTTCCTTTGGTAGAACCGTACAGAGCGTCGAAGTAGAACACGAGTCCTGTTGGAGCGCTCAGTGGGTAAACAGTCACCAGATCCTTGGCTACAAGGTTGGCATACAGGGCACGGATGATTGGGAAGACAAACTTCTCAAAGCTTCCTACGTGCAACTGTCTGGTTGACTCTTCCATTCTCTGATAGAACTTAAGAGTGTTCTCATAGAGAGTGGCAAGCATTGCCCGGTCAGTATCTTTGTCTACACCCGCTAGGAAGTCGATATGATCCCGCTTGCTATTCTCATAGCCACGGATTGCCGCCTTCGGCATCGCTTCCCAACGCTCAGCCAGTTGGAGACCAGTAGCCATGGTCGTCTCCATCATTTGCTGAGTTCCTTTTTGATCTTCAGCCATAATTAACCTCTTTTGCTACAATGGTTTCTTTACTGTATCGGACCAGGGTCTACCACAAGTACTTGTCTCCTACCGTAATCTCCATATAGGGTTGGCAGAGACACAGCAAAAGGGCAGACACCATTACTTACTCATGTTCCTAACTACACCCTCAAACAGGTCAGCCGCAGGCTTCCTCTTTTCGGGAGCTTCTTCTTCTGACTCGACCTTTGTCTTATCAGAGCTTGTCCACTTCTCTCCAGGCAATCTGTTAGGCAGCGGCTCGGTAGACTCCTTGATCACCTTAGAAGTAACCCTGGTTCTTTCCTTAAGCACGCCAGCAAGCTCTGTGATCTTGGTCTCAATAGCCTCTTTGCTTTCACAGGCGACCAGATCCTTCTCATGCTCGGCAAGCCTGGGGTCATCCAGAATCTTCTGAGCAACAAAGTAACTTCTGTCAAGCTCATTGAACTTAGTAGTGAGAGCTTCAATGGTCATTAGAGCAGCCCTGTACTTCTTGTCGGTTTCCTTCTTCTCGCTGACAAGCTCTCTGCTCTGTCGAGTAATCTCTGCACAAAGCTCAACAGACTTATCATAGTTGTCCCTGGAAACCATATCCTTGAAGCCAGCAAACCTCTCTCTAAGCCGCTTGTTCTTGTCTCGCTCTGAGGCATAAAGCTCAACGATCTGCCTAAAGAATACCACCTCATTTACACTGGGCTTAGCCATTTCTTTATCTCCAGAGGTTTCTGTAATCTTAGAACCCCTCTGTGGGCGAGCTTCCACCAGCTTCTTGCGACGAGTCTTCTCTTCTTCAACAAGCTCGTCAATATGCTCAATTACCCAAAGGGACCCTTGTTTGGAACTTTCCTCTTTGTCTTCCTCGTCGTCATCTTTGTCCTCAGATGACTTTGCGAAAGGATTAGACTTCTTGCTGTCGCCGTCAGACTTGCTATCACTGTCAGAGCTACTACTACCTGCACCGGAGCTTTTGCTTGGAGCAGTGTCGCTAGGCTTATTCTTAACGCTGTCAGGCAAGGCATCCCCGACCTTGATCAGCAACCCCTTGACCAGCATGATAAGCTGCCCACGGAGCTTGATGGCTTCCTCAGAAGTATCCCCACCCAGGTCATCCACGGCCTCAGTGGCATCCAGCAGGACCTCAATACAAGATCCTACATCCTCTCCCCTGACAAGGTCGGCGTACTTATCAACAAGGGCCTGGGCCTTGCTCAGGTCAGATCCCTTGTCATCAGGAATAGTGATAGGGGCCTCAATCTCGTTGCCGGGTGGCGGAAGGTTAGGTCCAATAGGACCGTCAGGACCAATTACTTCCGAATCAGCCGGAGGAGGAGGAGGAGGGGGCATCCCATCCTGCTCCCCAAGACGCCGTCTCTTGTCATTTTTCATAGTCATTTCAACCTTATTGTGATGGGCCTCTTGAACACTGGGTCTGTATACATAATCCCAGCAATCTACTTCGTAATTATCGTCAACAATGTCAGCCTCGCCCTCCTTGTAAGTATCCCCACGGCCTCTGCTGCTGATCCCCACAGGCACTTCAACTTCAAATAGCTCCTTTAGTATCCTGCCATTAGGTGTGTTAAGGATGAGGTTCTCTGTCATCACATATTCACCGGCAGGAACCCCGTAGGCATTGCTATCTGGAAGGGTCTCAATCCAAGCCCGCTTCATAAGGTGGCTTACCCTAGCCAGGTGAGTGTTGCCACTTTCTGGATGCTCAAGCTCCCCCAGGACCTTGTTCTCCTGGAGCAGAGAAGAAAAACGAGAGCCTTTAGCCAGATTCTTTTCCCAGACCGTTTTGGGGTAAACTCGACCGTTCTCGTTTTTTATACCCACCCGCTGAGACGGGCCACGAACAAGCAGCCTCTCTCCCACAGGCCCTTCCTTACGCTCCACTATAATGGGCTTGCAGGAAAGCGGGGACCCTGATTCGTTCAGTATTCTCATCTACGATCTCCTCCTTGGGAAGACTTTGGTAGATTCCTGATTCTCTATCAAACCAGACAGCATAAAAGTTCCAAATATAAGTGAGCAGCCCCCAGATCAGATCTTCAGGAACACCATAAAGCTTCAAATAGCGCTCAAGGATTCTGGGCTCTAACTCGTAGCTGTCTCCGTCAGGCAAAACCAAAATGATGGTTTTTTCAAAGGGCTCTCTGACAAAGCAAAAGAAAGAAAACTCCGGATCATAGGGTGGTAGGTTATCGGGTTCACTAAAAACACCGGGCCTGAATAGTTGCCACCAAGACATTACTTAACCTGTTACACTAGCCAAGTAGCCAATCAGTAGCTCAGGGCAGTTTGGGAAAAGCTTTCTCCAGTAGTCAGCAGTCCCTTTCTGAGTCGCCGCTTCAGTAAGCCCTGTTACAAACTGTTCCTTGAGGACAATACCCTCATCTGTCTTTTCTAGAACAGCGGACTCTTTGTCGCTCTCTACTTTCCAGTGCTCAACCAGAAAGGCAGCAGCAACCACCTTATCATAGCCGTCCTCTACCTTAGGATCTTTTACTAATGGGCCAAGACACTCCAGGGTCACTTCTACAGGTAGGCCAAGCAAAAGAAGATCCTCTCCCATAACGGGCTTACCCTTGCGAGACAGCCTGAAATTGACAGAGGCGAAGATGTCTTCGGCACCCTTCTTCTTCCGCTTCCGAGCCCTGTTCCAGCACTTTTCAACCAAGCTGTAAGTGGCTTGAATCTTTTCAGGAAGCTTGTCTGACATAATTATCGTCTCCACTAGTAAATGGTTGACCGTGCTGTTTCTGGAGGATACTCACACAGATAACAGAACACCCCGTTACGAACAGGCTCCCCGGCTAAATCTACTGCCATGAACCTGATCCACAGGGCTGACGATACGAACAGCAAGGCTGCGTAGCTTTGCTCGGCCACTGTAATTGTCAGGTTTCCTGCTACTGTATGGGTAGAAAAAGTGACCGGTACCCAAGTAGTCCCGTCAGCAGACTCTTGAATAGAAACCACTACATCAGCATTAGTGCTGTTGGCTAGAAACAAACAGGCCCCAGCAAAATGGATAGGGTACTGTTCTTGTAGCTGGTGTGTCCCAGCCAGAGTATCCTCATGCTGGGCTGATACAGCATAGTCCTTCTCAGTAATATCAAAATACCAGCGGATACAGGGCTTATTAGGCATCAGTCGCTCCTAGAAGAATTTCCTAAGCCCATCAGCTACCTTGTCTTCCAACTCGGTATCCTCTTCCTCTGGTTCGGGAAGGGAGATGGGTAGTTCATCTATAGGTTCATCAATGGGCTCGTCAATAGGTTTATCCATAGGCTCGTCAATAGGCTCGTCTAGGGGCTCTTCTTCCGGAGGGATAGCACTGGGTGCCTGCTCGCCCAATTCCTGGTCAAGCGGCAAATCAACAGGCATACTCATTGGGACAGGCTTGACCTCAGGCCCCGCAGGAACCTCATCCATGCCGCCAAGATCGGGCTCTTCAGGCTGCAGCAGGTCTACAAAAACCTTCTGTGTCTTGGTTAGGTCAAGAACAATCTCTTCCCCCTCTATATTCATAGACCCGCCATCCTGGAGAAGCTCCACAATCTTTCCAATATCGTCATCAACAGCAAGCTCGTCCATCAACGCGGATAGCTTGGTGTTGAACTCGGCAAACGACCCACGCCAATTATCATCGGCCTTAGTTTTCTTAGGGCTGGTAGCAGGCTTGTCCTCTTTTTCCGCCTCTGCAAAGATCAGCTTCTTCGCCATACCCTCATAGTCCATACTAGGAGGATCTGGCTCAGGATATAGCAGGGTTTTTACAGCCTCTTTGGCAACAGCTTCGTCCTCCCCAAGGAAAACCAGGTAACGAACCGCTTCGTCCTCATTGAGAACCTCAACGACCCCATCCCATTCCACTAAGACTTTACCTGCTACACAGTCTGCCAAGAACAGTCCGTCATCCTTCCACTCTCCCATAAGCTTCCTTAAGGCAGCATGGGGTTCAAGACCACCATTCACCTCAGCAAGGATCCTCTCAATATCAACATCCTTCAAAGCAGCCGCCATCTGTTGTGCAGGGACACCTCCTGCGTCTGGTGGGGCTGGTGTCCCTCCCTCTGGGCCTGGTGGGGGTGGGGCCGGCATTCCAGGTCCCATTCCTCCCTGCTGGGCCTGAACAGGCTCAAGGACCTTGGCAGAAAGATCATACTGTGTGCCACAAACAACACAAGTCATCCTAGCCCCCTCTGTTATAGTAGTCTTTTTAATAGACTGCCTATTTTCGCAGTGAGGGCAACGTAGTTGAACAGATCTTACCATAGCTTTATCTTCCTACAGAAACCTCTCCTGAGGCAGGGCCTTGTACACCCAGGGTTCCCTGAACCTGTGGCTGTCCAGTAGTAGGACGCCGCAGCCACACCATCCACTCAGCAGGAGGATCATCTACTTTTTGTATGGTCATGGAAAGCTCGATGTCCTGTCCGCCTATATTCATAACGGCCAGCTTGTCAAACAAACCCTTCAAATCTTCTGGCTTGGCCCCCTTCCCGAAGTAAAGCTTCAAGCCCCCTTCAGAATCAAACTCATCACCCACATAAGAATCGAGCATACCTACCATGGCAACCTTAGTCCTGGCATTGTTTATGATCTCTGTGTCATGCTCGTCCTGCTCTATGCCTAAAGCCTTTTGAGCAGCCTGCCCAGGGGACAGGTTGTTTCCTACAATCTCGTTTATCAGGGATTCTACCTGGGCCTTGTCCATTGGACGCCTCTTAAGCTGATTAAGCCCCAACACTCTAAGGGAACCACCACAATTAGGACACCTTTTCTGATAAGCACCCTTATAGCGGTAGACAGGAGCCCCACAATCTGGGCACTCCGTGGCCTTACTCTTCAATTTACCATTAAACATGGCTCTAGGCACAGTAATATTAGAGTGTTTTCTACTCATTACATTAGTATATACACGAAAAGGGGAGTTTTTTTATGTACTTCAAAACTATTTTTTCAATTCACCGCAACAAACGGCCTTCCGCATCTAAATATATCCGCATCACAGGAGCGGCAGTCGGGCAGGACCGCTCCTCCTCCGATATAGCAACCAGCCTAAAAACACCCCCCCTGACCTCTACTATACTCTCTACCACACACCCATCAGGAAGGTTAGACAGGACCTTTGGCAAAAGCTCCATCGCAACAGGGTCAAGCTGCTCTACAAAACCAAACACACCCAGAAAGAAAACACGCTGTTCCTCTAAAAGACCCTTAAAATAAACGGTCACACAGTAGTTCTGACCTTCCACACACAAAACAGCAGCACTAAGCGACCCGTCCGGAGCAAAGGTAACCTCCAAGGTATCTCCACACAGCCTGCGAAAACTATAGCTCTTGGCCTGCTTCTGCTCTTCTTCGTCCATAAAACTTACGCTCCTGTAGAGTCACCTCGTGCCATGGGTGCTTCCTGGGATTTCCACACATATTGCAAGAACACACGGCCAGATGCTCCGCAAACTTCTCAGGACACTTGGTGCCTGCATAAAGCTTACGGGCTCTCCTTTTCATTCTCTCTGCATGTTTTCTGCGCAAAGCCCTGTTTGTCATAAGCAGGCTCCTTCTTCCAGTCCCAACCCCAAACATCCACCATGTCATCCACACAATGTTTCTGGAAAATAACCACAGCAGATGGGAAAGGAGCAGAAGCTGTACCACCCACAAACTTAACCCTGCCCTTCAAAAATCTAATCTCCCTAGCCTGTTTCCACACAATATCATGCCACACCCTGGTATCCGTCCTAGCAGCAATCAGGCATACTACCGTTGTA